GTCGTGTGTAGGTGCATACTATCGCACTGATTATGCTCACCAATAGTGCATGCATGCCTGAATCACACATACGCAAGGTTGAGTTGGGGTGGGCAGGGGGTAGGTGGGGGGTGTACGTTAGTATATACACATAAATACACAGATCAGGTTTTTTGACTGTTAACCACTGCAGCAACTGTTAGCTGTATGTGTATCATTATTGCAACACTTGTGATAAATCGTACTATAATGTGTTGTATTTTTGCAACAGTATGTACTTTAGGGGTTGACATGCTGCATTAAAACTGGTATAATTAAGTATAACTAAAAACATGCACCTCACTTAAAGTGTCACACTTTAACTATTCCTTATATATTCCTTAAATAACACTTAAATGAAACACTTTAAATGGTAATGAATATATATAATTTGTATTAAAATAAATTAGAGCTTGACTTTGGCACGAAAATCAGTAAAACTATATACAGATAATGTACTAGAAGAGTTTTATAAAGCTCTTGTAAATAATACATTAGATAAATTACATATACCCCATAGTGATGTATTCTACGTAAGAACAGCAGTAGAGGCTCACTACGGCAGGTCTTTTACTTTGAAAGAAGTAGAGGACGCTATGAAGGCAGAAGGATGGAAAGACACCCATGATTAGGAGAAATTAAAATGATAGGTACATTAGCACAGAAAATTGCAAGGGCCGTATCTAAAAAAGGTAGTAAGTTAAATAAAGCAGAACTTGCTAAGATTAAAAAGTTACATACCTCAAAGAAAACTCCTACTAGTTTACGTATGAAAGCAGACTATGAAGTTGATATAGGTACTAAACCCACAGTTAATGTTAGAAGTGCTGCCCAACGTAAAGTTAGAGGTACAAGTGGTAAAGCTGCAGACAAAGGACCAGATCCAGTTGTAGTGGGTTCACGTTCTATGCCGTCAATGGCAGATATTAATGCAGCAAGTGGTAGAGCTAGAGCAAAGTTAGTTAATAGACTAGATCGTATGGCTAAAGCAGGTAATAATACAGCAGAAGCTAGGTTAAAAAGATTAGATAAGAAAAGTGCAACAGAAGAAGCAAAACGTATTAGAAGTGCTACACAAAGAACGCAGAAGAAAGAAGATATATCTGTAGCAGGCAGTAAGAAAAGAGAAAAGGTTAAAACATCTGACGTTATTATAGGTGATAAGAAGAATGGTATTAACTATAAGACAGGTGAAGTATATGGTAAACCTACTCCAAATCAAATGGATCAGTTTGCACGACATGTAAGGGCAAAGATGCGTACAGTTGGATTTGGTAAGACAAGCCCTGAATTTAGTAAAATTATGGCTGCACTTAAAAAATTAAAATACCCTGCAGCTAAAAAGTTAGTAGAGATGTTAAAAAAAACATACTTTACATCTAAGACCATGAACAAAGGAAAGAAGTAATGCCTAAAGTTGGATCAAAACATTATTCATATACACCAAAAGGAATGGCTGCAGCTAAAGCTGCCGCTAAGAAAAAAGGCACTAAGGTGCAATATAAAAATAAAGGCGGTATGTCTAAGAAAAAGTGATAGCGGACTTGCAATAATGTCTGTGGTGTAGTATACTAATATATGTTATAACTACCTTGTATCAAATGATACATTTGTTTTAAGAGGAGTTACAACATGAAATATGTACACAAGCTTTGGTCAAGTTACTTAGACTATCAGGAAAAACGAGCAGCATATATGACACTGCAAGCTCTTACAGATTATCAACTTAGAGATATAGGTATAGGCAGTCGCAGTGATATTAGACGAATGGTATGGCGCAATAAAATTTAATGTTAGATCAGTACATAAAAGAACTACTAAGCCACTGGAGTAAGCAGAAGACCAAGACATTACTAATAGCATTATTTGTAATATGGTCAGCTTACTTTGTAGTGGAATATTTATAAGGAGACTAACTATGCGAAAATATTTTAAACGACTATGGTGTGCAATCATAAATAGAAAGTGTTCCGACACTTGCACATGCTTAGATGACTAGAGGTTTGTTACCACTTAATACCCCAACGTGGAAAACAACGTCTGTTGTATCTGTAGACACAATATGCCTGTCATTAGCGGCAGGCTTACGTGTATCTACTGTCAATATGTCTTTGACTTTGAAATAGCGAAAGCGTGGATAGCTCACGTAAGTAATATAAGGTTAGAAAATGGCACAAAAGAAATTCCAGAACCACAGCGAGTACGAAGACTACGACTTGGATGGGGATGGAATAGTGACTGATGAGGAACTGGCACACGCTAAAGAGATCAACAAAACTGAGGCAGACCTACGTAAGCAGAAAGCACAGCGTAGGATGGCAACAGGCACACTAATCGGCATGGGTTTATTTACAGCAGCAATGTTCTTCGTGCCAATAGAACACGTAAAGGCACTGTCAGATATATCTAACTTATTCTACATATCAGGTGCAGGTATAGTGGGCGCATATATGGGAACATCTGCATGGATGTCCAACAGAGATAAATGAAACAAAAAGCTAGAGCAACAATAAAAAAAGTAGCAAGTAAGTTACGTAAAGCTAGTAAGGCTCATGCAGGTCAGGCTAAAACTTTATCAGCCTTAAAGTTAAATAGGGGTGGTAGCACCGTAAATAAAGCAGGTAACTATACTAAACCCACTATGCGTAAAAATATATTTAATCGCATTAAGGCAGGTACTAAGGGTGGTGGAGCAGGTCAGTGGTCTGCTAGAAAAGCCCAGATGTTAGCTAAACAGTATAAAGCAGCAGGCGGTGGCTATAAGTAATGGCACTTGCAAAAAGTCAACAAAGTCTTAAAGCTTGGACTAAACAAAAGTGGAGAACCAAAAGTGGTAAACCATCTGCTAAGACAGGAGAACGCTACTTACCTTCCGCAGCTATCAAAGCCTTATCTCCGCAAGAGTACGCAGCAACTACTAAAGCTAAGAGAGCAGGTAAACGAGCAGGTAAGCAATTTGTTAAGCAGCCCAAGGGTATTGCAAAAAAGACGAGAGCATATAGAAAAGTATAAATGACGCTAAAGCCTGCAAAATTAAAACCTACAAGTAGAACAACTAAAACAGGTAGACGTATTTATAAGTTGGGAGACAGAGATGTTTCAGAAATATCTACAACTTTTAAATATAAAGGTAAATGGATAAATATCCCAAGCATACATAATGGTAAGATAATTAAATCTGAAAAAAAACTAAAAGATATGCTTGACAATAATGAAATTAAACCAACTAGCACCCATAAAAGTTTAGCGTTAGCAGAAGCAGCAGCAGCTAAACGCAGTGGATTATTAACGAGAGGTAGAGGATTTTAAATGGCAGATAACGTAATTAACATAAATAAAAAAGACTACAAGGTAGATGACCTAGATAATAAGTCTAAATACATTGTAGCACAAATAAGAGACTTAGAGGGCAAGGTAGCCTCTGCTAAGTTTCAGTTAGATCAGCACGAGATAGCTAAACAACAATTTGTGAACATGCTTATCAGTGCCGTTGAAGGAAAACCTAACGGTAAGGATAACTAATGTCTTTACCTGAACGTGTCAAAACTAAAATGAAGAAAGAAGGGCTTAAAGCAGTTAATAAGCCTCAGAGACTACCTTCTAGCGACACATCAGGAAAATCACATCACGTTATGGCTAGTGAAGGTGGTAAGTATAAATATATTAAATTTGGTGAAAGAGGTGCTGAAACAGCAGGTAAACCAAAGAAGGGTGAATCAGATAGAATGAAAAAGAAAAGAGCATCATTTAAAGCTAGGCATAGCAAAAATATAGCTAAAGGAAAAATGTCAGCAGCATATTGGGCAGATAAGGTTAAGTGGTAAATGTTTAATATTGCAGGAACATTAATATCTTCAGTTGGCAGTTTAGCCTCTACTTACCTAGATGGTAAGGTTGCAGCCAACAAAGCTGAAGCACAGATTCGCTTGAAAGAGGCAACAGGCGATATAGATTGGGATCTAGCTGCTATTAGGGCATCTCAGAGTTCGTGGAAAGACGAGTGGATAACTGTACTTTTTTCCATTCCTTTAGTACTGTCCTTCTGTGGTGATTGGGGTAGGGAGATAGTGGCAAACGGCTTTTCTGCTCTGGCAGGGATGCCTGATTGGTATCAGTATAGTTTAGGTGCAGTTGTAGCTGCGTCACTGGGAACTAAAGGAGTAGCTAAGTTCTTTGGTCCTAAGAAAAAGTAATGAAACATGGATCTTTCCTTTTAAAATATAAAGGAGAGTTTCCAGTAAAGCGCATTAGATTTAATGCTGTATATTTAGGTGAAAGAAAAATACCCCTAGATAGATTTAATAGTAAGAGGAAGTACAAGAATGGCTTATACACTGTCGAGCAGATCTCTAGACAAACTAGAGGGAGTAAATGAAGATCTAGTTAAGGTTGTTAAAAGAGCAATAGAACTAACCAAAATTGACTTTGGTGTTATTTACGGAATGAGAACACTGGAAGAACAGAAGAAGTTGTTTGACGCAGGCAAATCGCAGACCATGAAGAGTAAGCACCTAACTGGTGACGCAGTAGACTTAATGGCATACGTAGATGGAAAGGCAAGTTGGGAACTCAACCTGTATGACGATCTAGCTGATGCTATGAAGTGGGCAGCTACAGAAGAAGGTGTAGTTGTTAGATGGGGAGCAGCATGGCATATAGATGACATATCAACTTGGGATGGCACAATGGAAGACGCTATGATGGCTTACATTGATCTACGCAGATCTCAGGGCAGAAGACCATTTATTGATGGTCCACATTTTGAACTTAACTAATGGACATCAAAGTATCCATAGGGCTTGCTGCAACTTTAGCAATGCAAATCTCTGCTGCAGTTTGGTATGTGGCTCAGACGGATGCTACCATTAAAGACTTGTCAGCTACAGTTGCTGAACTAAGTTCCGCTAACTTGAAGAGAGATGTAGATGTTAACGCTAGTAATATTACAAACATTGACGGTGATGTTAAATCTCTAGGCAATCATTTAGCTAGAGGCATAGGTGACAGCAATGACATACTCAGACGTATTAGTGTACTGGAAACAGATGTAATGTACATGCAGAGAGAAATATATAAGGATGACCGTTAATGGCACGAGAACTAACAGATAAACAACAAAAGTTTTTACAGGTATTGTTTGATGAAGCAAACGGTGATGTACCTTTTGCTAAGAAACTGGCAGGTTATGCTGAAGGCACAAGTACTACCGACATTGTAACTGGATTGAAGGAGGAGATACTTGAAGCAACACAAATCTATATGGCACGTAATGCTCCTCAAGCTGCCGTTGCATTGGCAGGTGGTATGCTTGATCCAACTCAACTGGGTATACGAGATAAGTTATCTGCTGCAAAAGAATTGCTTGACCGTACTGGATTGGTTAAGACTGAGAAGATGCAAGTAGAATCTACAGGTGGGGTAATGTTAATGCCACCTAAGAAACAAGAAGAAGATGAATAGATCATTAGGACGATTTAAACTACCACAGCCATTAGATATACAAGAAGAAAATGAATGGCTACCCATACCTAAAGTAGCACGTACTGTTCCTTTTGGGTATAAAGTTAATGAAGAAGATCCTGATATACTAGATCCTATTCCAGACGAGTTAAATAAATTACAGCAAGCTAAGAAATATCTAAGCCAATATTCTTATAGAGAGGTAGCCAACTGGTTAAGTACAAACACAGGCAGATCTATATCCCACGTAGGTTTAATGAAACGATTGACGAATGAGCAACGACACAAGAAGCAAGCTACAAGCCTCCGCAACTGGGCAGACTATGCGAAAAAGGCAATCGCCAAAGCGGAAAAAATTGAAAGCCAAAGAACAGGCGCAAGAAGAAAAGTCGTTACAGCCTAAAGTAGAGGCACAACCACTTAGAGTAGAAGAAACACGTAATGTTATATTCAAACCTAATGAAGGACCTCAGACAGATTTTCTTGCCGCTTCCGAAAGAGAAGTTCTCTATGGAGGCTCTGCAGGCGGTGGTAAGTCTTATGCTATGTTGGCTGACCCTCTCCGCTATATGGGCAATCCTAGTTTTAGTGGTCTTCTTCTCAGACACACTACAGAAGAACTTAGAGAACTAATATATAAAAG